GCCCTGGCTCTATCACCCGCTGGGGTATCGAAAGGGCCATTCAAGGAGCTCCTAAGGTCCCCTGGAGCGCTGCTGGCTATGCCCGGGGTCTGCGTAGTTACATCGCAGACAACGTCACAGCCATTCACGCCATCGAATTCTCCGTTCATCACCCCCTGGGACATGCAGGAACGTGCGATGCCCTGGTAGATCTCAACGGAAAAGGGCCATTCATAGTCGACTGGAAAACAAGCGTTAGAGAACGCAGCGAAGACATGCTCACGAACTACATCGACCAGCTCGGTGCCTACTCCCTGGGACTACGCCACCTGACAGGCATCGAACCCGTCGGAGGCGTGGTAGTCGTAGCCCGCCGCACAGGTGAACCCCAACTAAGAGAGCTCAGTCAGCTGGAACTGCGAGGTGCTGAGGCCCGGTTCAGTGACCGAATCCGGACCTACACCGAAGAGTTACTTCGAGTCTCGTGAGTCTTAGCCGCTCACTTTCCTGACAAAGTGCCAATGGGTAACTGGAACATCAACGGTTACAGCTGCATTACGACCCAGAAGCTCGTAAGCCTCGGAAAAAGTGTCAGCAGGAATCCAACACTCATACCTGAACCCTGGAACTTGGGCGACAAACAAAAAACAGAAGTCTTTCATGATGTAATTAAGAAGAAAGGCGATAACCAGACCAACGATTGACCTGGTCCATAGCTTTAACCATCTGGGACACAGCCTGGAAGTTGTTATCCGCAGCAGCCACATCGGTGAGGTGTGCGAGCTGAGCCATTAATGAGGCTTGATCTACCGGCTGGAACGATTCATCAGCACTCGGCCCGTGATCGGATATATCGATCTCTTGCTGAGCTTTGGTGATCACTTCGTAGGCGGTCGATCTAGAAATCTGGAACTTCGTCGCGAGCATCGTGGCGATCGAGGCCACGCGAACATTACGTTCGAGGAAGGCACAGGCAAAAGAAACCCGCTGCCCCATCTCTCGTTGGGTCGTCATGTTGTTGGGTCGAAATAGCGCCGCAGTCGCGGCATTGACACCGTAGCACATCAGAACCCGGAAAAGTCGGACAAAATCCGAAGAAGCCAGGTGGTTGCGATATATCGACCCCTGGTGCTATCTTTTCTGATGTAGCACCCAACCAATCTAAAAACGTGACCACCACAGAAATCAACCACGCTGAACGCAGCGCAACAGGCCACGCTCAGACCATCGAAGCGCTCTACGAATTGTCCTGCTGGGACTTTCGCACTGGAGAGGTCCCGCAGGCTTTGACTGGTACGGCTGCCGAGGTTTTGAGTGACCTTGACTGGGACGCCGAAACCGGCACGCCTGAGACCTTGCAAGAGGCCATCACGGACTATTGCAGCGAAATGCCGCAGACCGTGCGGATTCGTTCTGACTGGCACAACCCAGGCGAAGCTTTCACCGCCGCCGAGTTCGAAATCTTGCTTTCTACCGGTGGTCCTGCCTGCCGCATCATCGGCGAGCTTGACTCCGGATCTGTTGCCTGGCAGTCAGGCTGTCGCCCAGTCATGCAACATCAGGACTGGTTCAAACCCTGGACTGAATCGAGCTACGACATCGACACCAACGCGCTGCTCTGGTTCTGTGAGCAGTTTTACTTCGGAGAGTGAAATAAAAAGAGCCCCGCGAAGGGGCTCATGCTGCTGCTGTGGGGTACTCGTTGAGATATTCAGTGATTGATTCGCGGATGGCATCGAAGCCATTACGCCATGGGGTGTTTTCATGCCTTGCGGCAAAGATCGAAAGACCGTTGCCCTGGAGCATGTCCACCCGATCGCTGATGCTTTCGGCTTCCCAGTAATTGCAGACAGCTTCCCACTCCAGTTCGGAGTGATCGTCCTCAGACAGCAGAGGATAGGACTCGACTGCCTGGATCGATTCGATCATCTCGTCAGTTATGAACCGGATGTCCACGGCAATGCCGCAGCCATTGTGTCCATACCCGATCTCATGGATGGCATCGTGCGGGTCGTCGGAGTCCAGAAATGTTCTGAAGTTGGAGAGACCCACCAGGCCGGTGTTGCCATAGTCGCTGTATCCGAACCACGATGGAACGAATGCCAGTGAATAGTCACGCCAGCCGTTATCGAGGCAGCGTTGGAAGTGCTCATCAGCGTATTGATGCCACTGATGAGAACAGTCGCGCTGTGGTTCACCATCCACAATCAAGAGCCAGTGACCGTTACAGCCACTGAGCTCATCGATGCGTCGCTTGAGTTCCTGGGTCATGTCAACTCCTGGATCATTTCATCCAGTTCGGGGTAATTAACAAACACGTTGTTGAAGTACACGCCGTCTGGAGTCTGCGGAAGAATGATTCCGTCGGTGATGTAACTGAGGAACTCAGTGTAATCACTGCAACTGCACCCGATTGAGTACAGGTTGAAGTCATTCTGGATCCAGAGAGCAACATTCCAGGTCTCGTAATTGGACCATCCGTTGTAAGTTTCGGCAACCATGATTTAGGAGAAGAAAGTGTTACCCAGGATTTGAAGTCCTGGGTCGCTTGATCAGAAGAAACTAGGGAGTTCAGGAGCAAGGCCCTGGGCCTTGTAGCAGTGGGACGGATCAACCCGCTGCATTATTGCCGCGAGTCGTTCGGCTTCGTGCTTAGCCAGGGGCCGATGGGCACCCTTGACGGGAACCCAGCCAGCCTTGATGCCTTGCCATTGAGTGACGATGTGACGCATTGGATTAAGAAGCAGTGGATTTGGATGCTTCGGACCATGAATCACGGACACGCTTGATCTGAGCCTCGAGGTCGTTAAGCAATAGCTCATCCCTGGCGCGGCTCTTCTCGTCGTGATACTTCAAGCCGGAGACAAGGTTCACGATGTTCGTGAAGGCCTGCTCTGCTTTGATACCCTCAATGCGCACCTCATCGCGTGTCGTGCTATCGGTGACTGACAACGAGAGGCTGTCTTGCCACGCGTAGCACTGCAAGGAGAGGCGAGCATTGGGGACCGTGATGGTCCGGAGTGTTTGCTCTTGCATTGGTTCAATTGTCAAGGTGCAGTAACTGGAGGCCACAACAGGTCAGGGAGCACAGGCCTGCCGGACTACCGGAACTTTCAGGCGCTGGAGCATGGGACGCCGGGGCGCCGCAGCCGTCTCAGTTGTGGTGTCAGCGGAACCAGTCGGCCCGTGTTGCTGACTCTGTCAGTGTAGCAGATCACAAGCCAGATGGCAAGTGGTTAGCTAGTGGTGGAGAGGTCTCCCTCTCTCCCTCTGACTCTGTCAGTGTAGCAGAGTGTAGGGGTGATTGGCAAGGGGGGTAGTGGACGGTTTGCTCACTGGCATAGCATTCCCCCGGGAACCTAACTAAACATGGGCAAAAGTTTTAAATGCACTACAGTAACTATACCCTAGTAGGGGGCAGGGGTCAACTTCCCTGGAACGCCCCACAGAGGCCAAAAATAATATGAATAAGCTACATTTGTACAAAATTGGTAGATTAAAAACGGCTATGGGCGAGGCTATGGACTTCGAAAACGAAGAGAAAAAGAAACCGCTTCGCCCATTCGGCCCGAAGAGCACAAAAGAAGCCCAGATGGCTCGCATCCAGAGGCTGTACAAACGCCAACTTGAGGGTTTGCCAGTTCGTCAACTCGTGATGGAGCACGCCACAAAAGAGCAAATTGGAATTGCTACAGCCTGGCGCGATTGGAAAGGCGTTTATGAACTTGTAGCCGAAGATTTTGCAAAAGAACGCGACAAAATGGGCAGCCGAATCTTCGCTCAACGCCAACGTCTCTTTAATGCAGCAATGAAACGCGGCCAAATGCAGACCGCAGCCAACGTTCTCGACTCCCTGGCACGCCAAGTCGGTTGCGACCAGCCTGAAGTCAGCGAATCCCTGCCAGAAATCCACGTTAAGATCGAAAAAGCAGACTAGTACACAACTAAATTGACCCAAACCCTAAGCCTCCGCCCCGCCCAGGGCGCTGTATTCGAGTCCAAAAAGCGTTTCAGAGTCCTAGTTGCAGGCCGCCGCTTCGGAAAAAGTTACCTCTCTTGCATCGAGCTATTAACTAAAGCCCTGGAACGACCAGGAGAAACCTATTTTTACTGCGCCCCCACCTATCGAATGGCGAAGGACATCGCCTGGAAAACGCTAAAAAAGATCATCCCACCGCAATTCATACGATCGAAAAACGAAACAGACCTTCGCATCGACCTAGTCAATGACTCAACTATCGAACTCAAAGGCACTGAAAACGCCATGGCGCTCCGTGGCCGCTCTCTTGCCGGCGTGGTCCTGGACGAGGCTGCGTTCATGGATGCAAGCGTGTGGTTCGAGGTCATACGACCAGCCCTGGCCGACAAACAAGGCTGGGCACTCTTCATCAGCACTCCTGACGGAACCGCCAGCTGGTTCTACGACATGTGGTGTTACGTCCCAGAAGACAAAACAAACGACTGGGCTCGCTGGTGCTTTACCACAATCGAAGGCGGCAACGTACCTACAGAAGAGGTCGAGGCCGCAAGAGC